AAGTACGTTTAGGAGGTACAACATGACAGATAATAAAACACCAAGAAGTGCACAAACAAGGGCAACCGAGGAACGTAGAAAACCTTGGCAGCCACCGTCTCAACTAGACGCACCACCATGTCCTGATGGATATAAGCAAAGATGGCTTCGTCATCGTGTAAATGGAGCGGATGATACTAAAAATATCAACGCTAGACTTAGAGAAGGCTGGGAATTAGTCCGAGCCGATCAATACTCTGGTAATTTATACGCTGCATATAATGGGAGTATCAAAGCTTATGAGGGTGTCATCAGCGTAGGTGACTTGCTATTGGCAAGAATCCCTGAAGAAACTGTTGCTGAGCGTAATGCTCACTACAAGCGAAAGACTGATCAACAGACTGAAGCTTGGGAAACAGATCCTTTAAGGGAGCAACATCCAAGCATGCCTGTCAATGTTGATAGGCAGAGTCGTGTGTCTTTTGGAGGTCCTAAAAAGACCGAATAAAGCACACTTAATAATAAAGGAGAAGAACTATGGCAAATCAAGCTGGATATTACGGATTCAAGCCTGTCAAGATGCTCGGTGCTGCTTACAATGGTCAAGGCCAGAATGAGTATACAATCGGGAATAATGAAGGTTCCGCAATATATCAAGGCGACCCTGTAATTTTGGTCGCAAATGGTGCTATTGATGTCGGTTCAACTGCTGGTGCTGAACTTATTGGTATTTTTAATGGTTGTGAATACACTGATCCAACAACAGGTAAACCAACTTGGAGTAACCACTATCCAGGCAGCATAGCAGCTGATGATATTAAAGCATACGTCATTGATGATCCGAATGTAATATTCGAGGTCAAAGTTGACGACACTAACGGCGGTCAAGCGCAAGTAGGTACAAACTGTAACATCGCAACATACAGTGCAGGTTCATCAATTGATGGAATCTCAAATGTTGTTGTTGATGGTAGCACTTTTACTACAAACGCTGGCGCTAATTTTAGAGTTGTAGGTTTATCAACTGATGTTGATAACTCTGACTACACTGCAGCAAATGCAGCGATTCAAGTTAAGATTAACTTACACTCACTAACAGATACAACAGGTATATAGGAGGTTAAACTATGGCTATATCTAGAAGTCAACTCGTTAAAGAGTTAGAGCCAGGTCTAAACGCACTATTTGGCCTGGAGTACGGACGTTACGATGCAGAGCATTCACAAATATTTGATACAGAATCTTCCGACAGAGCATTCGAAGAAGAAGTAATGTTATCAGGTTTTGGTAATGCGAGAACAAAGAGTGAGGGTGGGTCAATTGTTTATGACAATGCGACAGAAACTTTCACAGCACGTTACACACATGAAACAATTGCACTTGGTTTTGCAATCACTGAAGAAGCTGTTGAAGATAATCTTTATGACAGAATCTCAGCAAGATACACAAAAGCACTTGCACGTTCTATGGCAAACACTAAGCAGGTTAAAGCTGCAAACGTATTAAATAATGCGTTTGACGGTAACTTTGCTGGTGGTGACGGCGTTGAACTTTGCTCTGCAGTACACCCAATTGTAGCAGGAACATTCGCAAACGAATTAGGAACTGCTGCTGACCTAAACGAAACTTCATTGGAGCAGTCTTTAATAGACATCGCTGCATTTGTTGACGAAAGAGGTTTATTAATCTCAACACAGGGAAGAAAGCTTATCATTCCTTCTGAGTTACAATTCGTAGCTGAAAGACTTACACAGTCACAGTTAAGAGTTGGAACAGCAGATAATGATATTAATGCCACAAGAAATATGGGCATGATTCCTGAAGGTTATGTTGTAAACCACTACTTAACAGATCCAGATGCATTCTTTATCAAGACTGACATTCCTAATGGATTTAAGTTATTCCAAAGATCCCCAATTAGAACATCTATGGAAGGTGACTTTGACACTGGTAACGTAAGATACAAAGCTAGAGAGAGATACTCATTCGGTTTCTCAGATCCTAGATGTGTATTTGGTTCTCCAGGTGCTGCATAGTCCGCACAATAAATAAACTCATGAGGGGGCTTTCACGCCCCCTTTTTTTATGGTACTTTATAACTTTATTAACCCTATGACCCTTCGGGGACTATTAACAAAAGGAGATAGACATGGGAACAACTACATTTTCGGGTCCAGTAAAAGCTGGAACGATTAAAGACACAACAGGAACTACTCTTGGCTCAAATGTCAAGAACACAGGTTTTGTTGTAATGGCACAATCAGCAATTGTTGATATTATTGGTGCTTCTCACTTAAACCAAGTGATAGCAACAATTCCTGCAAATTCACAAATTACCGATGTGGTATTAAATGTAACAACAGTAAATAACGATGGTGGTGCTGCAACTGTTTCAGTAGGAACAATAGCTGATGCCAATGCTTTTATTGATGCTGCAAATGCTAAGGCATTAGGCACTACTTATGGTACTCTTGACACGGAAGCTACCGATGTTGGTTCAACAGATATTCAAGTGGTGGCTGATTTTACAGGAGCTAATGGCGATGCAACAACAGGTGCTGCAACAGTAACTGTGAAATATTTACAAAATAATTCAATAGCACTTGCTGGTGATGTACCCGCTTAAGGAGATAAACAATGGCTGATTCTGACGTAAAATCAAAACGCATTACTGCTACCGGCTCTGTCGGTGTTGGTCCTGCACGTATCCGCCAGATACAATTGAAAACAGCGGCAGGCACGCCTCGACTCACCGTTACCGATGGTAATGGTGGTTCTACTGTGGTTGACCTTGATTTCAACGCATCTACTACGCACTCAGTAAATATCCCGTCTAATGGTATTCGTGTCAGTGACATTAATGTTTCTGTTCTAACCAATATCGATGCGGTGACGTTCTTCTATTGCTAAGGTAGAGTATGGCTGATAAGCAACCACCAAAAACTAAAAAATATTTCCGCTCCACTAAATCTGGGGCGGGAATGACTAAAGCAGGTGTTAAACGCTATCGTTCAGAAAACCCTGGTTCTAAATTAAAAACAGCAGTCACAGGTAAAGTAAAGAAAGGTAGTAAAGCTGCAAAACGTAGAAAATCTTACTGTGCTAGATCTGCTGGTCAAATGAAACAATTTCCTAAAGCAGCTAAAGATCCAAATTCAAGATTAAGACAAGCAAGAAAAAGGTGGAAATGTTAAAAGGATATTTTTATCTTTTCTGTGCATTTTTATCTTTGATATTTATGTACTTATCAATTTCAAACTCCTTTGCTGAGACCAATACCGTGTCGTCAACTGTTGTGACCAACTCGACCCCACCTACCGCAAATGCACCAGTAATAGCAAATTCTAATTCAGATATATGTAAAGTTGGAGTTGGCGGAAGCGTGCAAAATAATGTATTAGGTGTGGCCACAGGAATTTTGGTCGATGACCAGCTGTGTCAGCTTTTAAAATTATCGCGCAGTCAATACTCCTACGGCATGAAAGTGTCGGCGGTAGCCCTTCTTTGTCAAGACCCTCGTGTCTGGACGAGCATGATGGATGCGGGGACCCCGTGCCCTGTTAAAGGTTTGATAGGTGCTGAAGCTGCAGCATATTGGGAAGAAAATCCTGATGAGATTCCAGATGGAAGTAGATACAAACCTGAATATCTACAAGCTAGCGTAGAAGAAAAACCAGAAGGAGATTTTAATGATATTAAGAATTTTGGTCTTATGGCTCTTTCTTTATTACTCTTATTCTAAAGCTGATTGTCTACCTGATGTAGAAGGTCTTTGTACTCCTGGAGTTACAATCACAGAAACTGAAAATATTGTTAAAACTGAGGAAGATAAAGGTACAGAAATAATTACCACAACTACGACTACAAAAACTATTACAACCACCACTGTTACAAACGAAGACTCAGGAGATATTTTAACAGGATCTAATGGATACGTTTCTTCTAATAAAGAAGGAGATATGGACATTGATTGGGGAGGTCAAGGCGGTGCAAATATGCCTACTGGTAATTCTTGTTATGGTCTAGGTGCAGATAAATGTGCACAGATAACAGGTGGTGGTAATTCAACATCTACGATGGGTGTTGCAGGTATGGGTACAACTTTTATTAACACCGTTGACATATCTGATTTACAAATAGATAACGGTGGTGAAGTTAAATATACAATCGAGGTAGATAAACAAGATGCTCAAGATAGAATATACATGCACATTACAGGACTTAACGGAACTACTTCAGTCTTTTCAGGTACTGACATCTTGTCTGAATCTGGAGTATCAACAGGCTACCAATCTTATAACGGCTCTTTCAATTTCAGTGGCATTTTAAATAAAATAATTGTGGAAGTGGGAGGTAGAGATATTAATCTTGCTGTTGGTCCTTTATTTGATGATGTCAGTGTTAATGTTTTCTATAACGTAATTAATACTATTATTACACAACAGATTACTACCTTAGAAGAAATTTATTATTTGGATTTGTTTACAACATCAGAGATTGATTTTGCTCAAGAAGTTTTTGAATTTAATGATGTTACAGTCGATGATGGCATGGTTGATTTTTCACCTATTGAACCTGAAACAGAAGAGGTATCTTTTGAAACTGTAGAATTAGAAATAGATCTAGAGATGAGTTTTGATGTAGAGTTTGCACCACCAGCACCAATG